ATAGTTGAGGATGCACTCAAGTGGGATCCAAAACCTGCTGAGGTGTATACCAATAACCCTGCCAACGATGGCGTTAATACAGAAACTAGAAAGGGGACAGTATACAGCTGTCCTAGTAACCTATTATTAAATGCCTGGTGGAAGCCAATGTTGGACCAAGCGTTCATCTACTATCAACGAAAAGAGTATCCCCAAGATATTGATTGGGGCAATATTGAAATCCAAATGGTTGAGTATTCAGATACCGATGACTTCTTTCAAAAACATTCCGACTCATATTTAAACGAAAGACATTATGGTGGGGATGTACGTAAGCTCAGCATGAGCCTCGAACTCACTAATGCATCATACTACACAGGATGTGCCTTGAGGTTTTATAAAGATGATGGATCTACAGTACGTACTGATCCTATCCAAGGGGACGCATTCGTATTCCCTTCATGGAAGCAACATGAGGTCACTAAATTAGAATCTGGTATTAGACGAGCATTAGTTGTTTGGTATCACGGACCATTTTGGCGTTGACATTTATGTGAGATCCATGTATAATGGACCCATGACCAGAATTAATATTGTACCATCAGAAGAGTTAGCTGACCAGCATTTAGTTGCTGAGTATAGAGAAATGTTCATGGTGGGATCTGCTTTGCAGAGATCTTTGAAGTCTCCTCATTGGGAGAAGAACAAGAAGACCTGGCCAGAGACCTTTACACTTAATAGTGGACACGTTAAGTTCTTTTATAATAAAGGACTGTATCTACATAAGCGTTATGAAGAGTTAGTCTCAGAAATGAAACGCAGAGGTATGAAGCCAAGTCCTGATCGTGTATTTAAACGTGAGCAGTGGCCGGATGAATTATACTTAGATTGGACTCCTACTGAGGCTGAGCAATTGATTGTCAGACAGCGGATCCAAGAACGTATTGATGAGAAACCTGATTGGTATCGCTGGACTAAGCCAGCTTTGCTATCTTAACTACCTTGTGTAGTCTACCAGATTTCATCAGTTGATGAATTCTTTTCCACATATAGTATATAGGTAACCTATGTTTAAATGGGATCCTCGTGATCACAAATGGTAATCGATATTGTTATCTTTATAGACATAAATTATTATAAATAACGGTGATAATTCTTTATAAGAGTTATCAATAACATAAACTTTAATCCTTAGGAGGATATAATGACTACTGTAGTTGCGCTTAAGCGGACTGCGAAGTTCATTGATACAAAGTTTGAAGAAGCTAAACAGAACGAACGAGTATGTAAGATCTGTGAATTACTGCAAATGATGACGTTGATGACTTTGCCCCTCGCCTTGCCTTTCCTGATAATCTACTTTCAAACAGCTAGATTTTAAACCAACAAACACCCGCTCTAACAAGTGGGTGTTGCTTTATATAAATACCCATATGAGAAACTCTTTCAATATAGAATCCGTAGACGTAGAAGGTGTTATTAATAGCACTGCATATGCTGTGAAGGCTAAGTTCGCTGAGTCTGATGTCGTCCAAATTATCATAGTACCTAAAGAAGCTGATGCACCATTACCTTCTAACTATGAGACTATTATCAGAGCAACAGAACGAGTATATGTTCAACACCACTTGATGGATGCTGCAGCGTTTGAAATAGCTGCGACTACTATTATAGATAATGGTATAAGAACAGAACGAGGTGATTGGGAAATATGAGAACAGTAAAAACATTTGTAGGACAGTCACAACAAATCATATCGCATACCCAAATGATTGAGGCAGGCGATGAAATTCAAATGCAAGGTATCGATACTGAGTTCGTAGGCAATGAGCCAGTTAGTATACCATGGGCAGTTAGATTATCTACAGACGCTATCTATGAGATGCTTATTTACTTTGGATCCAAAGCGGGTTGGTTACATAGGGGTCAAGAAAATAAATTAGTCTCCGGCGACAGTGATCTATGGCCACCGAAGCAGATGCGATTGATGGCTAAAAATAAAAACAAAATTGAATGGGGCATGGAAGATATCTCTGATGAGATAGGAGACAACTTATTTGAAACTAGAGACAATTCAATTGTAGTACCATTCAACTCTGACATAACAGATAGGAAGTATAAGTTACTAAACTCTGGGTTGCTTGACGACAATCAATACTGTCCTCAAATTATGAATCAAGTAAGGTCGCCAAGACCATTCACTGTCAAATATGAAAACGACAATAAGACAATATGCGTTACGTTCATGCCATCTGGTCCAGAAGGATTTAAGATGGAGAACTATGCAGATCAAGGTTGGAAGAATGGTGCTCACTTCACTTGGAAAGAGGATGGAGAGTTTACTATCCACAAGAAAGGCACTGTCGATTATCTAATACCTGTCCATGATGCTACTATAACAAACAGTACACTTGGACACAAAATACCTTCTGGAGCTCCAGTAGAACTCACCTCTGACTTCGTAGTCATCGAACCCTCAACCAATATATTACTTCACATCTACAGATAGCAGTTCGTTCCTTATAAATAAGTGCATGGATATGTTTACTCTGATTAAAGATGTTGGGGCACCTATCGCTGGTGCTTTAGTTATGGGCTTTTTTATCTTCATGGTAATTAAGCAAATACTTCATGGTGTATTAAAACAAATTGATACCCTTACCATATTTTGTAAATCATTAGAAAGTCGAGCGCGTGCTATGAACAACGATATGATTAAAATCGATATGCTTGTGGGTGCATCATTAGGATTAAGACCAGACATAGACAGAATTGCAAGAGCAGAGAATTTTATTGAGGACGGGAAGTTAGACGTCCGTAGAGATTAATGAATAATGTCGCCACACTTATAAACGAGTTTGGTTTCCCAATTGTCATGGCTGTTGGGATGGGCTACTTTATATACTATGTTTGGAGATTCGTGATCACAGAACTCAATCCCAAACTATCTACCATGCACATGGCATTGATTAAAGTAATTGATCAAATGAGAATGTTGGATCAAGATATGATAAGGTTACAACAAAAAGTTAATGTTGTACTGACATATAGAGACCAACAGGCTGTTATTGATGACGCTGCAGAGAAAGAAGCGTTGCAGGAGAAGAGAAAGAAATGATAAGAAAAATTGAAAGTAAATTACACGTTGTAAGACTAATACTATTAGTAGGAGCTGTTACGCTTGGAATTAATTACGCAGCAGCAGATGAGTTAGTACACAAATTTAAATCACCTTCGTTCAGTGGTGTAGGTACCAGCTCACATTATTTGACAATTGAGAACCAAGAGAAGATCAGGAGAGACGCCATCAAGGATGACGTCGAGGCAGCTTTGTTAGCAGCACAGCGTGCTGAAGAGAATACAACACTAGCTAAATTTATGAGAAATTTAGAGTCAAGGATATTTGCTCAGTTATCAAAACAGTTGGTTGAACAATTGTTTAGTGGTGAGGGCAGTACCTTTGGATCGTTTATGATTGACGGCAACATGATTACATACGAACAGACAATCTGTAATCCAGCTTCCATGGCATGTACGGAAGGCGAGGATGTTATTATAATGACTATCGTAGATCCGAATGGTAGCCAGACTGTAATCATCATACCCATTGGTACAGGTACCTTTGCAGGGACCGACGGTGGTTAAAAAGTATCATACAAGTATCATACTTTTTGCTGCTCTGATATCAGGGTGTGCTTCGTTCCCTTCAATGAACGACACATGCAATATAAAACCGTCCGGAGTGGATCCGTATTACACAGTAATGCAATCCATCGGAGAATGTATCGAGCCTCCTCAAGTAGTTGAAATGCCAACACATGAAGAGCTAAAAGGTTTACCAGCACCAGAGAAGCAACCAATAGTTGCTGTGTATTCGTTTCCAGATAAAACTGGACAACGTAAACAAATGGATGGTGCAGCTTTATTCAGTACAGCAGTGACCCAAGGGGGTGAGACAATGCTCATCGATGCCCTCAAAACTGCTGGCAATGGAACGTGGTTTAGAGTCGTCGAACGAGTCGGCATAGATCACCTCACGCGTGAGCGTCAGATTGTGAGGACTACAAGAGAGCAATATAACGAGAAAGATAATACAGGACTCGCCCCCTTGCTGTTCGCTGGAATGGTTTTGGAAGGCGGAATCATTGGCTTTGATACCAATGTTGAGACTGGCGGACACGGTGCTCGTTATCTTGGAATAGGTGCTTCACAGGCCTACCGAAGAGATATTGTCGTTGTCCATTTGAGAGCAGTTAGCACATTAACTGGTGAAGTGTTATTAAATGTGCAGACATCAAAAACTATATTGCATGTTGCTGATGGGTATGATGTCTTTAAGTTCGTCGATATGGATACAAAGCTAGTAGAAATAGAAGACGGCACAACTGAGAATGAGAGTATAACGCGATCTGTTAGATCATGTATTGAGCAGGCTGTGTTAGAAATGATATACCAGGGCCACGATAAAGGGTTCTGGGAAATTAAAGAGGGACATCGTCATCCACATCAAGCTAATGGGACGAACGATTTACACCCTACAAAAGAGGAAAGAAATGAAAACGAATAAACTTATTGCGTTAGCATTTTTATTATGTCCGACTGTATTGTATGCAGTAGGTACCACTGACAATGAAATATTGTTGGATCAATCTGGAGACACCTTAACATTAACCATTGACCAAATAGGTTATGGTAACAAGTTAGGTGGAACGATTGCTAGTGGTGTTGTTGCATCTGATTGGATCTTTACAGGTTCAAATAATACATTCGATATTGACATGATCGGAAACCTTAACCAAATATTTGGTCCTACACTATTAGATAGTTCTGACATCGACTTAAAGATGACAGGTAGCTCTAACATATGGGATTGGAATATCGGTTATGGTGGATCAGCAGATAGTTCTGTAGTGGATGTTGCTATGACTGGAAGCAGTAATACATTTGATCTTGACTGGGCTTATTCAGCTTCAGCTGAAAGATTAGATTTTGATTTAGATATAACAGGCAGCTCAAACGTCTGGGATATTGATATCGATGCTGATGACGTCACGTTTAACATCGATGTAATTGGGTCATCTAATAATTTTGACATTGATCAGAAAGACGGAGCCTATAACAGTCTCACTATGGAGTGGATTGGATCTAATGGTGACATTGATATATTCCAACAATCAGGAACATGCCCAACTGGCACAAGTTCTTGTTACGGTTTAATCAATGCTGACTTTGATTCTGAAAATGCTACAGTTAATATTAAACAACAAGATACTGCAGACTAGTTTTCTATTATTGCTTATTGGAGCGGCGCTACCACTTGGAGCAGCTCCTGTAAGCGAGATAGGATCTATTGTAGAGCATAAAGGTTCTGGGGGGATCACTCGCGAAGGCGGTGAGCAGCTTCCCACTAACCTTGATGTTGGCTTGCAGCCCATGGATTTTATTGAGACTGTAAATGGTAGACTGAAAGCAACTTTTGCTGAAGGGTCTGAGCTCTATATGACGGAGCACACGGAAGCGACCATAACTAAATATTATTGGGACAAAGATAAGAACGATGGTGAGATAGGAATCAAGTTTGCTCAAGGCACAGCTAGATTCACCACCGGTAGATTAGGATTAATACCAAAAGAAAACATCTTAATCGAAACAGCCTCAGCCACTATTGCGGTTAGAGGAACAGATTTTACAACTACGGTTGATGAGTTGGGAAGAACATTAGTAATACTACTCCCAGAAACCGAATGTACTGTTGATGGAGATTGTAGTCCATCAGGTAGGATAATAGTAACGAACGAAGGAGGTTCAGTTACTTTAGACGAAGCGTACCAGGCTACTATGGTATCAAGTATGAGCACCCCACCAGTACAACCAGTGACAATTAATAATATTAGTGTGGGTATGATAGATAATATGTTTATCGTATCACCACCCCAAGAGATTGAACAGGCAGAAGAAGAGAGCGCAAGAAATAATAGAGATTCTGGTACCAGCATTCTTGACTTCACAGATCTCGATACAGATTATCTAAAAGAAGATTTCTTGGCAGATGATGATTTAGAGTTCACAGAACTTGACATGGACTTATTAGATGTAGACTTCCTACAAGATGTATTAGTAGCAATTGAAGAAGTAGACATTTTAAAAAGAGGAACAAGACAAGCTCAAGGTGGACAAGAGTTTACAGGAACCTCATTAGGGTTCGATAAGGAGACACAATACAATACTTTTCTTGACAAAGGTCTTGGACAGTTAGTATTTTATAGAGATGTCAATGGTGTGATAGGAATAAGAGTATCATTGGGATCAAATACGAGGATAGAAAGTGAAAATGAAGGTAAGAAAAATATCATTACAGTTGGTGACGGTACTTCTGTTATTATCACCATTAGGCAAGGCGGATAATTTAATTGAGTTGAAGCAGGGGTCCTATCAGGGACACACTGGCGACGATTTAAATATTGCTATCGTCCAAAAGGGTGCTGATAATAAAATTCAGTGCTACCGAGACAACTCATGCTGGATGACTGGAGATGACTTCAATCTACATTTAGAACAAGTCAATACTTCTGGTGCAACTAATGTTTTAGAGCTATGGCATTTAGAAGGTGACAACAATAACGTCAGATTTGGACAAGGCGTAGCTCTCAGCGGCTCTTCAGATACAACATTCAATTATGACGGCACCGAAGGTGGCGGTCACTATGCAAGACTAGACATTCACGGTGATGGAAACAATGTTGCTGGATATCAAACAAATCAAGGATCCACAACAGGGCACTATTATGCTCAGCTAATCTTCAGCGACAACAATAACATATGGACTGCACAAAAAGGTAACGGTCGTAAGACAATTAATCTCTATACCACATCAGATGGTAATGGCGTATCGATTACACAACAGGGAAACAATGCTGAGCACAATGCCAACATTCAACTGAGAGGTAGCTATGGAACAGACTTGTTATTATTACAGCAAGGCACTACCTCACAAAGTTATACTCTACAACAAAACTGCATAACTGTAGGCGGATGCTCAGTTAGCATAACACAAGGTGACTAATGCTTAATAGATTTTTAGAATGGAGCTTTCAGAGGAAGGCAGATAAGATACAAAAGAAAACACTTCAGATAATTAATCTAGCCCCGAGTGAAGATTGGATAGAGACGATTGTAGAGGTTCATCCTATGAGACAAGTATTCTGGATGACTATAGTCCAGCTTTGTGTCTTTGGATCCATGCTATTGGCTTTCTGGGTTATCCATGCGCTGGTTAACTAGCATATGGACCGTACTGTTTGTGCTAGTCTTAGGACTATCGCTTAGAGTAACAGATAATGAAACACTGCAACAGCTCAGGTACATGGGCTTCGATGCAAAGATAACATCACTTCCACAAACTAAATCTAATGACGTTGTAATACTCAATATTGGAGAAGGGACCTTGGCCAAGGAAGGCCAGTATCCTTTTCCTAGAGGCCACTATGCAAGAATCATAAGTGATCTTATAGAAGCCAACTCAGGTGTAGCTGGTTTTACTATAATGTTTCCAGAACCAGATCGGTTCAATCAAGATAACGTATTTGCATCATGGGCTGGTGAACCAAGTGCTGTTGTTCTTGCTCAGAAAAGTTCAAACAAAGGTAGGTCACAGGAAGCTAGACGCGAAAATATTATTACTAGTGGCAATGGTGATCCATTAAACTGGGTTGATGAGTATGCAGGTATTGTTTCTAACATTCCTGAACTAGATCAGGCAGCAAGAGGTGTCGGTATGGTAAATGTCACACCATCATCAGACGGGTTGGTAAGAAAGATACCGCTCGTGGTTCAATCAGGCGGTAAAGCATACTCGAGTTTCCCTATCGAAGTGATAAGATCCATAACAAGTACCAAGGGGTACACTATAAAGGTAGATAAGGACCTTGGAATTGATTCACTATACATTCATCCAAGAGAGTTTAAGACCGAGCGCGATGGTTCAATATGGGTAATGTGGGATAAGACGTTTGATGAGTATGAGTGGGGAGTGGATCCACTCCCAAACTTAAATGGTAAGACTGTTATAATTGGTCTGACGGCTGAGGGTCTGGCAAATCCAGTTCCAACTGCCCATGGTCCTGTATATCCTCACCATCTTCAGGCCGCAGTCGTACAAACGCTTTTAAATCAGAGTTATAGTACCGAGTTGAATATGGTGACCCGCCCATGGTGGACGGATGCTGCGGAGTTGGGAATAGCTCTCCTTGGTGGGGTCCTTCTAATAGCTGCTGTTTACTACTTTCCTCTGCTGCTTGCCACTTGCGTCGTTGTAGCATCTGCTGCCTTCTCCTACTTTGCTGCCGAATACGCATGGACTTCTTCAATGGTGCTCCTTGATTGGACTTTTGTAACAATATTATATATTATACTTGCTCTCCACACATATGGCAACAACTTTTACATCCAATACAAGCTGAGAGAGCAGATCAAAGGTCAATTTGGAACGTATCTGTCACCTGACATGGTCGATATGCTGGCAAAGGACCCAACACTACTAAAATTGGGCGGTGAGAGACGTGAAATGTCCTTTTTATTCATGGACATTGTTGGATTCACGCCCATATCAGAATATTTTAAGAATCAAGACGACCCCGAAGGGCTTGTTGAGCTTGTAAATGAGTTTTTGAACGAAATGACGTTGATTATTCTTGCAAATGGTGGTACAATAGACAAATATATGGGCGATTGCATCATGGCGTTCTGGAATGCACCTTTAGATTGCGAAAATCACGCTGAAATGGCCGTACTATCGGCGATACAGATAGAAGTTAAGACTGCGGAGCTTAAAGAATTGTACAAAGAGAGGGGATTACCGGATATTAACGTGGGCACTGGAGTCAATACCGGCACATGCATCGTAGGGAACATGGGATCAGAGACTAGATTCGATTATTCTGTTATAGGTGATGCGGTAAACTTGGCAGCTAGGCTAGAAGCAAAAGCAGCTCGACACGAACTTATAGATTACAAAACAGTCATCTCTAGTATGACTGCTGACCAACTTCCTGATACTTTTAAGTTGAAAGAGATAGGCGACATAAACGTCAAAGGAAAGGTTGATGTGATAAAGATATTCTCACCACGTCTTTAAATTACTGTTGACTTTAAACCTAATTTCATGTATAATGTGTATACAAGTTAAGGATATATTATGAAAAAATTAAACAAAGTTATTATTACCGACATCGATGGCGTAGTCCTCAATTGGGAAGATGCTTTTATTACTTGGATGGAACATAAGGGCCATAAAAGAGTAGAAGGATCCCAGTTTGTATACAATGCTGGCGTGCAGTTCGGTATGTCAAGGGAAGAAGGACATAGAATGGTTGAGATATTTAACCAATCAGCTGTCATAGGCTTCCTACCACCACTAAGAGACGCTCAGCACTACATCAAGAGATTAGCTGAAGAACATGGATATAGATTCATTGCTCTTACATCATTATCAACAGATAAGTATGCCAAGCAATTGAGGCAGAAAAATCTAGAAAAGCTCTTTGGCGAAATCTGGGACGACGTTATATGTCTACCTACAGGTGCCGACAAAGACGAATCATTAACACTCTTGTCTCACATACATCCTGGTTCATACTGGATAGAAGATAAGATAACAAATATTGAATCTGGCCTCAAGGTTGGGTTCCCTGGAATCCTAATGGAGCATGGTTACAATATGGGTGGTAGAGAAGATGATAGATTCTTCACTGCTACTAATTGGGAAGAGATCTATAATTACGTCACTCAATAAGGACCGAAGATGTTATTACTTGCCGTTAATGGAACTAAGGGTGGTAAGCTACCGAATGGACTTACTACTAAACTAGAACAAGCAGCATATTTTTATGCTAAGAAATTAAAGATGTCTGAGGAAGACTCTTTTATTGAAATTAAGGTTCCTCGTAAGAGGGGCTTTATTGATGGGTGTATAGGAGGACTATGCAGTGCGGCTGATGAAGAGCACGAAGCAGGTTACGAATATATGCACATTGTAATTGATCTTGCTAATGTAACAATTAGTGAGATGTTGAGAAACCTGGCTCATGAAATGGTCCATGCTAAGCAATACCTAAAAGGTGAGCTTTGTGTAGATGTACAATCATGGAAAGGGGTTCGATTCAAATCCAAGTTGGGCGTTGATTATGATGTCAATGCACCATGGGAAAAAGAAGCGTACAGGAGAGAGACTCTTCTATACAAAAAGCTATTAGATCATTATGGAGAAAATTATGGCAGAAGCAGAAAATAAATTCGCTCATGTAGACAAAGCAGTCTTTGCATTAGCGTCAGCGTTGGATTCAACGTTAAGAGTTCAATCTCAAATCTTTGCATTTGAAGACTTAGATGAAGACTATCTAAACAATTGGTTACAGAAAGAGAAAGATCCAGTACTCGGTACTGTGATTGCTCAGCTGTTAGGTTTGAGGGAGATACAACCTGAGGGCGAAGCTGATGCCGGTTAATGATGGAGAAAGAATGCCTGACTTCAGGTATTTTGATAGAGTAGCGGGAGCCTTCACTCAGAAGATCCTTCGCAACGAGGCTAAGGAAGGAAGGATAGTTCTATTTGGATTACCTGGTGCCTTTACGCCAACTTGTTCTACCGAACAGCTTCCAAAGTTTGAAGAACTGTATGATGACTTAACAACATATGTCGATGATGTATTTTGTACTTCTATCAACGACCCATTTGTAATGAATGCTTGGTTTGATAGTTTAGATATTAAGAAAGTCAAATCTCTCCCTGATGGAAATGGGGATCTTGCTCAATCACTTAAAATGTTTGTTGCTAAACGCAATCTAAACTTTGGCCATCGTTCATGGAGATATGCAATGATCGTCAATACAAAAGATAAGTATATTGAAAAAGTCTTCTGTGAAGAAGGGTATGGGGATAACTGTGAAAGTGATCCATATGAAATATCAAAGCCTGAGAATGTTTTAGCATGGCTAAAATCGAAAGCAGGGCAATGAGAAACCTGACCTGGAGCCAGGTCGATGAGCTGACTACGCAAGTAGCGGCACACCTTAGTTATGATGCTCCAGACTGTATAGTCGGACTAGCTCGCGGTGGGCTAATTCCGGCTGTACGCCTTTCTCACGTGTTGGGAGTGCCTATGGAGTGCATTAACATGAGCTTACGTGATTCAAAGGTGTCAGGGAGCTTAGAATTGTTTAAAGCTCAGTTAGATAACTTAGATAAATATAAGAACATTGCTATAGTAGACGATATATGTGACAGCGGTAAGACCTATCATGTACTTGATATACACTTACAAGATCGAGGTCACCGAAACATCCAATGGTGTGCTCTTCTATCTAAAACTACTTCAATGTTTACGCCAACGATAGTTGGGGAAGAAATAAAAGAAATAAACAACTCAGAATGGGTTGTCTTTCCTTGGGAGGAATAAATGGATTATATTAAAAAACTTATGAAAGAAAGAACGTCTTGGGACGGTAGTATTATTATTGCAGTCTGTGGATCAGTAATTCTGCTTGGTGGTTTAGCTAAGGTAGTGGCATGGGCCGGATTAGCGTATGGTATTTACACACTGCTAAAGAGTGAGTCATAATCTAGGAGATTAACAATGTGGAACCCAATAAAGATATACAAGTATTCTAAAAACATTCTAGCTAGAGGCCGTACCAATCATTACGATCAGTCTGACGACACTACGAATGATATTGTTTCGCTTTATGGGGAGATGCTGTTTCCGTCTGTATTCTTGTCAGGGCATATTCTAAGAAAGACAGCTGAAGGACGTAATATCCTTTTCGGTCTCGAGGATAAGTCGGAAGAGCATCAACTTAGTGTATACATTCCAAAAATTACCGATGGTGAATATTTAGATTCACTAGCACCTAATACAGTCGGTGCTCATTACAAACATTTGATCAATCAATGGTCATTTGAAGAACTGTATAACTCAAGATTTACAAGCATGCCAAAAGATACGTTCGTGCAGAAACGTAGAGCCAATGTTGCTCGTCATATCTTTTTAAGTCATGACTTCTGGCACGTATTGTTTAGATATGATACATCACCGCTAGGTGAGGCTTGCATACAAGCTGTAACATCACAATATCTGAAATTTACTGGGCCATGGTATATGTCATACCTAATAGCATTCAAAGAAAGACAAATAACAGGTTCGTGGAAAGCATTTAATGTTATTCGTGAAGCTCATCGAATAGGTAAACAGGCTCACAGAGCTGTATACGATGCTAATTTTGATACACTATTAGAAATGGACATAGAAGAAGTACGCGCACAATTTAATGTCGGTGTACCAACAGCGTTCTACGATTATGCTAAAGAGTTTCCAAAAGACTTTAGGTATGATTGCATTCATCCAGAATATAATGATACACAGGTTGAATATACAGAGGCAACAATATGAGGTGGAAATTTCCAATTCTCACAGCGATCAAAGACTTCTATAAGAAGCATGGTCTAATTAAAACTATTCCTTTCGTCCTATTCATAGCAATCGGCGCTAAATTTGTTATAGGTAATTTAGGAATACTATTACTAAACGCACTGGGTATGGAACTATTGTTTCCAGGCCCAACTACAAGGGCAATACTAGCTCTATTTGGAGTTTAGATGGCATACTCAGACGAAGTAGTAAAAAGATTTGAAGCGGTTCTTGCTAACCCTAAGAAGCATTCAGTTGGTTCATTAGATAGAAAGAATCCTAAGGTTGCAACAGGTCTTGCAGGAGCTCCTGCTTGTGGTGATGTAATGCAATTGCAATTGCTGCTCGATGATAATGAAAAGATTGTCGATGTCAAATTTAAAACATATGGATGTGGATCCGCTATTGCATCTTCATCATTGTTTGTTGATATGATGATGGGACTAACTATCGCTGAAGCAAAACTAATCAAAGACAAAGACATTGCAGACGTCTTACAACTTCCACCGATCAAATTACATTGTAGTGTATTAGCAGAAGATGCTATCAAACAAGCTATGGTGGACTACGAGACAAAAAATACAAAGGACTATGCCCATCCTATTTTAGACACAGCAAAGTCTATGGTGGGTCATAATAATCCACCCAATGATTGATCTTACAGACAGAGCTATAACACACATCATGAGTAACCTTCGTGGCGAAGGTGATTACGTTCGTGTAGGATTGAAGCCAGCTGGGTGCACAGGATTCGAATATATTATAGATTGGGATAATGATGTTACAGAAGATGACATGGTTATTGACTTTGGAAAGTTTGGTGTTATTATAGACATACACTCTCAACCAATGATAGACGGATCAACAATAGACGTTATCAGTGACGGTATAAATACCAATGTTAAGGTACTTAACCCAAAAGAAATTAACTCGTGCGGTTGCGGAGCAAGCGTACAATTTTAGGAACTATATTATGGCCACGTGGACAATTTATTCAAAGAACAACTGCCCTTATTGCGACAAAGCAAAATTTGAACTTAGAGCAGAAGACGTAGAAGTCAAAAACATTAGCGACGATGCAGCATACTTTACTGAACTGATGGAAAGAAATCCAGCAGCTAGAACAATGCCCCAGATATTCAAAGGCGATCAACTAGTCGGTGGGTATGATCAATTAAAGACCTTATTAGAAGTCACTAGAGGTAGTGATGATGGCCTTATAGATAGATCACTATGAAGCTGAACATAGAAGGCGACATTAAGAAGAAAAAAGTTAAGCACGATATGGCAGCAGATGCAATGGGCGGTACGGAGTTAATGAAGTATGCCCTGCAAGATAAGATCCCTGCTGATCTATTAGACCAGTTTAACATCATCCCTACACGAGTACTCGAACAGCTTCCTACAGACAAGAAGAACATCCTATGGATCCATGACACACATAGTGATCCAGAAGTACAACATCTAAAGGATGGTGGATGGAAGAAGTTTGATAAGTTAGTGTTCGTCTCACATCAGCAGCAACAGATGTTCTCAGCTTACCTTGGTATCCCACCAAGTGCTGGTGTCGTAATGCAGAATGCAATTGAGCCAGTAGACGCCCATGAGAAACCAGATCCAAAGAAGTGTGTTAATCTAATATACCACACAACACCGCATAGAGGATTAGAACTTCTATTTCCTATCATGCAACATATTAAAGAAGTGCTGCCAGATATCAATTGGCATCTTGATGTATACTCATCGTTTGGTGTATATGGTCCTAATTGGGAACAGAGAAATAAGCCATACGAAAAACTATTTAAAGATATTGCAGCTGATCCAAACATGACTTATCATGGATACGTAAGCAATGATGAAGTTAAGAAGGCCCTACAGAAGGCTCATGTGTATGCTTTCCCTAGTATCTGGCCAGAGACTTCTTGTATAAGTATGGTAGAGGCAATGAGTGCTAGATGTTTAGTTGTACATTCATCATTGGCAGCATTACCTGAGACAGCAGCAAATTGGACTCTGATGTATGACTTTACAGAGGACCATAATGATCACGCGCGCAGGCATGCGCTCATGTTAATGGATGCAATGCAGATCGTTAATGATGAAAATATGCAGGAGCGTCTTGATATGCAGAAAGCGTATACAGACGGATTTTATAGTTGGAATGTGAGGGCACAACAATGGATGGTATTACTACAGAGTCTACTGGAACAGGAACAACAGTAATCAGCGCAGAAGCTCATTATAAGGCTATGGTGGCAGAGCAGAACGCTCAGATCTATAAGCAGTATGTGAGGATCAGTGATCTCATTGAAGAGAATAAAATTCTAAAGGCTGACGTTGTCGAACTGAGTGCGAAGCTCAATGAAGTCGAGTAGGTACTGATTACGCTCTTTAGCGTTTTTGGTAAACACCTGGGGTTCGGTTTCACCGTCAACACCAATCATCACAACTAGTTGTGGTACTTTAATATTAGTTCGTTCTTCGAACATAAATGAATAGGCTGCAGCTTGTAGGAAGTATCCCTGGATCCATGATTCGGGTTTCTTCTTTTTTGACGTCTTGAAATCTATGATAGATAACTTGCCATCATACTCAGCAATCAAATCAACCTGGCCAGCTGTACGTAAGTAGTTGCTGTATAAGAATCCTTCTACGGATCTGATATTGTCAACGTGGTCATCCAGACATCCTTTAAGTGCATTGAACATCTCAAAGTTAGCTGGCATTATTTTTGATTCATCTAACTCATTAAGACAGTAATCTTCACACAACTTATGTACTGAGGTACCTCTTGAGGTAGCCTTACGTGTGATCTGATTAGCGACCTCATCTCCTACTCTCTTACGCCAGGCCACTATTGCATCCTTGCTTAGCTGACTCGTTATAGTCGTTACTGACGGGTAATGTGAGCCATCTGGGGTCTCATATACCCTTTTGCCCTCAACGTTCCGTCTAGGCAGTTTCTGAAGGTTCTCTAGCAGGTGATTAAACATATCCCATCTCTTCTTTCGTTATAATATATTGTTTTACCAAACCAGACCTTACAATGTCCTCTTTGGTGTATTCAATTGTGTAAAAACTTTCCATATTGTTGACGATGTTCATGAACTTCACTAGACCGTCTGATTCGCTTCTGGTTAAATCAGATTGCCTGAAGTCACCACATAATATTAATCTAGTTCGTTTACCAAGTCTAGTGATAACAGAATCTAGCTCATGGAATGTCATGTTGTTTATCTCATCTACCAACACGATACAATCGTTAAGAGTAGTGCCACGTATAAAGGATGTAGGAACAAACTCAACCATAAATTTATTTTTAAGAATGTCGTACCCGTCACCGCGTTTAAATAGATCGTTTGCAATTGCTGTATAAGGTTGTTCATATATTTTAAGTTTCTCTTCAACGGATCCTGGAAGGAATCCTATGTCACGTGTCGGTACTGCTGACCTTACTATTACTACTTTCTTGTAGCTTGACTCTTCATCAAGTACATCCTGTAGAGCAAGATACATTCCAACATAAGTTTTGCCAGTACCAGCTGACCCATGTAGTAATAAATTGTATCCTTTTTGTTGGTAAGCCACAAAAGCGGCCTTCTGGTTCTCTGTCAGGGGATGTACGTCCTTACAATTAAACTTCCCGACATTAATCTTATTGTCTGTGTCCAACACACCCTGGTGCCTTAGAGCTCGTTGCTCTCTCTTTGTCATTCTTCCTTGCTTCAACTTTGTCCACCCATTACCGATTTCACACCAGCCTTGTCTTTCCATTTCTGAACAGCTGCTGATGTCTTGACTTGTTTTGGAGTCTTGCCACCATGACTTATACTTTGGCCAAATGGTGTCTCTGGATTCTCACTGGCCATCTTCTTGAGTAGGTCTTGGAAAGCATCGTCTGTCTTGACGCCACCATAACCTGATACTATCATTGGAGGTTTAAGTATAACTTGTTTTACGTTTGGATTGTCTTTTAGAAACTCGTCCTTTTCGGCGAACTTAAAGAACGCTTCAAACACCTCGTTGTTTTCCATATCGAGGAAGTCGTATAGTGGCATTGGTTATCCTATATGTTTGATTCGTCGATTAAGAAGTCTGGGAAGGCTTCTTGAACTATCTTCTTAGGAACACCAGCGATCTTTCTAGCTTTGCATTCTAACAGAAGCGCAGCATCGTCGCAGTCCAACTCTTCTAACATATTAACAAAGATTGCTTCTCTTCGTAAAGGCTTAATGGTCTTATGACCGCCCTCTAAAAAGATATACATTCTTCTCATGTCAGCATATAGATGCCCTTGAGCATCAAATGATTTCTCCAATGCTTTGTATGGAGGATTGCCTTCAGGCAGTGCCCAATTCAATCTATTGTCGTATGCTAGTTCTAACATACCTCTTAAAACAGGATGGTCATAAAACTTTAGAAGGTCGACCTTCTTCTTCTTTGACTTTTCCTTTCTTACTTCGATGATTATTTCACCCATTCCTTTTTTCATATTAAAACTCACTAATTGATTCCATCAAGTTTGTTAACTTCGACTTGATGAAATAGTTAAACAGATGTCCTCTGCCTTGTGTTGGTTTATTGAACTCTTCCATCACCTGAGCTTTTAGATACTCTGGTGTATAGCTTAGATCAACCAACTGTCTGTTCCTAACAAAGTTAGGTACCCAATCATCCGTACAGTGTACTTCGACTGAGCCGATTGTTAGCATGCTAACCGTCTCTACAATCTTATTTATGGCAGTCTGTCTAAGTGGTCTCTGTCTGATGCCTGCTACAAAGCAATCATCTTGAGATAACACATTAGGAATACCATCGCCTCTATCTCCTTTCAAGATATGTTCGATAAGATATTGTTCAGGCTTGTCTTGCCTTAACTTTCTTTTCCTGACTGGATCATATTGATATACGTTTGTGTATATCTGAAGCTGGGCAAAGTCTTTGTCGCCCGACATGATCAAAATCTTTTCAGCACCGTCGCCAAGTATGGCTCCATGCTCGTGACAGATAACACCAATGATGTCATCCGCTTCTGCCTTATCAACTGTTATGTGTTTATAAGGAAAGAATTCTTTAAGCTCATCTCTAATTTTATTCAGGGAATCAAATAGCTCTCCCCAATTAAGCTCAGAGTCTTGTCTAGCTTTTTTTCGATGAGCCTTGTAATAAGGGTATACGTCTTTTCTCCATATGTTAGTGGAGTCGCAACATATAACTAATTCACCATACTCAGCTGAGAACTTATTCTTATAACCCTTCAGTGCATTAAGCACCATATGTCTAAGTAGGTTCTCATCGAGATCGATGTTCGTGTGTGATCCAATCTGAGCCATCAGGTTGGAAATCATTACTTGGTTTAAGTCTACGAGTATCATAATATGTCCCATTATACACCATTACGATGTAAAAGTCAACTCTAATGGTTTTCGGGCTGGTCTCGAACGATCGTTTCATAGACCGATTTAAACACTTCACCTTCTTCCGCTGAGATAATCTGTTCAGTGATCTTATGTAGTGGGTGTTCAATTCCACATGCTCTAAACATAGTGGCTTTGATTGCCTCACATAACATAAGCATGTCATGCTCAATTTTTGGGCTAAGGCTAAGATCCATTCCTTGAGCTGCTATATCATCGAACAACTTATACGATAGTTCAATGGAGCTGTCAAGAATAAACTTCTCTTGGTATGCTTTTATATTAGCTTGTCTTTGTGCCTCTGTCTGAGGAGCCTTTTCAGCTTGGTCAGCCATGTGCGGTGATACTGGAAATTGTATTACATTGTTTGTCATACTACTATTTAGTCTTCGCCGCCTTGGCTTCTCTTGCCAATTTGAGTCTTTCAACGAGAGCTGCTTTCTGCTCATCAGTCATAACTCTTTTCTTTCTTTTCTTCTTACCAGGAGTTTCTTTTATAGATATTTCTGGTGTTACAAATCTTGATTTCAACCCATGGTCATTTCTCTCATCATCGTCCATCTGGGTTGTCCACACTTCTCGACAATCAGGATACCAAACACCCAGCTCACGTTTAGGTCGTCCATCAGAATAGTACGCCATTGCAATACAACGCCTCTGAACTTTTGATTCCATTCGTCCACCAGCAAACATGCTCGTGTAGGTTCCTTGCTTGAGGTATGTCTCGAGCTGACTACAATATCCGTTCCATTGCTCATACTTTGCACGAGCGCCTTTCACATCATGACGGATATCATTCTTTGCCGCGGTTTTCAACGACATGGCTTCTTTGAGCCATTCGCGGACTGTCTTAAAACTGTATGGGTGATCGTCTGGCAGTGCCACAACATATTGACTATACTGTGTGTACTTAGGAGGATTCTTCTCATACCTCTTTTCTCGGGCCAAAGCTAATCTCTCAGCTCGTAATACCTTTTCTTCTGCACTCAATTGTTTCTTCATAATTTATCCACCAGTTTCATTTGTCTAATTGTCGTTCCACCGTACTTCATTGCTTCGTCTTCTCCATGATCAAGCGTCCGTCCTTGTTCAGGGCAAAACACTTGGGTGACGGGAGCACGTTGTACGCCTACCATCATGTCGGCCTTGAGCATGTGCTTGACGGATTTACCCTCAGCAACATGGTTAGTGCATCTGTGATCTGGCCACATTACACTTGTGTTCCTTTCACCAACATATGGGCACACCATACACCATCTTTCCAAAGAAGTCCACAGTTCTGCCATTGGACCCGCACAGACACGGGTGTTGCCATCGAGGTACATTAATTTTATAAAATTGGCTAATCTTGGAGACATGGTATAAAATTCCATAGCAATACCAGCGTTCCATAATTCGTGCGATCTTGCGCCATCAATTATCTGTTGTAGCTTTTCTGGATGTAATAGGTACGCATCATGTTCAAGTATAAGATGACGCTCTCCAGTTTTTGCAATGTGCATCCACTCTCTGAAATGACTGGTCATGCATGCTTGTTCAGTCAGCGTCTTCTTACGCTTCTGGCCAGCCCATTTATTAGAGCGTATATATTGCTCCCACCTGAGGGTGAAATCTTGGTCTTTTATAGTGGCTGGTGTAACGCATTGAACCATTTCAATATCAATTCCGGATCCATCAAACGATTTCTTCGATAGTTCAGCGTACTTCATCGACAGTTCATTATTAAGGTCACATATCATGCGGGCTTTCATATAGGTATTTATACAATTTATTTTCGTTTATTTTCAATTAGCTGTTGACTTCAAATCGACCATGTTGTATAATAGATGTATATTAAGGAGAAAAACAATGCAAAATTACATTACAAAATACGAATACACGGGCGCAAACGCCGCTTCACTAGCAGCTTCAGGAGCTGACGAAGTCTTAACTTTCAAGCAAGCACTTACCATAGAAGGTATGTCTGGCAAGAAAATGAAAGGCATTAAGAAGTGTGCAACTTTGATCAGGTTCTCTAAGAAGGACAAAGTGATCGATGAGAACGGAATTGAGAAGCCAAAGCCAATCTTCTTCTCAGTGTTCGATGCCCAGGAAGTATTAAAGAGGTTAGCAGCTTAATTAGCTGTTGACTTCAAATCGAAAGTATTGTATAATAGTTGTATGTTAAGGAGAAAAGAAATGATAAATTTATTTGAAAAAGGACCGCAGTTTGTGGTCGAGTGTGTTGAGATGGAAACTGAGTGGATGTTCGGTGATTGGGGCGATGGCGAAGGCATCGGTTCATCAGACATATCAGCCTGTGTCAATAGTGTTGTACGAACAATTTGCGGAACAGCATATTGGGAAGACACTTCAAAATTTAACCCAACCGAGATCGATATGATTCGAACTTGTGTTCATAATAACCTGTAAGGAGAAGTATATGAAAACTATAGCAGAAATGTCAAGAGAGATAAACATGAATGGATTCAGCAACACTGAGTTGTCATCGTTAATCTCTAACATCAACTCAATGAAAGCCAGCATGGCTAAAATGTCTTTGTCAGAAGGCATGGGTTGTATTGTTATCCAGAAGACCAAGCGTACGCCTGGTACCATCATCAAAGTAAACAAGTCTCGTTGTGTCGTTGACATGAATGGTCGTCACTACAATGTACCGATGTCAATGTTGGAGGCGGCGTAATGTTTTTTTACTACCGTCTGTTATGCATCAAGACTGATCGTCCTTTATGCGCTAAGATTTTCTCTAGCGCCATGGCTGCTCATGAATATGCAGAGACGATTAATCTCCAGGTTCCTCTGAACCGATCTCGCATGGATTCTGATGAAGCCTATGTCGCACGTTTCTAGGAAGCAAAATTAATTCAATTATTTTCCCTTTACCTGTTGACTTCAAATCGAAGGTAGGGGATAATAGTTGTATATTAAGGAGAAAGTAAATGAATAAATTAACCGCAAATACACAGAAACCAAACAGCCTGCATTATGCAATCTTTCAGTCATCTGACAGAGAGTGCTTATTTCAGGGTGCTAAGCATTGGGACGTATCTAAGTCTGACAAGTACAGACAAGTATGTTCTGTTAACTTTTTTGGTGGACTTCAGTTAGATGGTGGCGACTTTTATGTCGACAACATGGATGAGGTTTTCACTGTATTGAATGGAGCTTATGGAAATGATGAGACTGGCGAAGATGTTGTTTTTGAACATCACGTAACTGGTTTCGGAATTGTAGAAGGCGTTCGTGAGAGTGACGGATATGAGTACTGCTTTAGAGACATGCACAGCTTGTCTGTCGGCGACATCATCGTTGATCACGTTAATGATGATGGGAAAGCGTTCATCGTAGATAGCTTTGGATTTAAAGAGATTCAGTTCACAGGTAAAACTGAAGAGCGTTTCGTTCCTAAGTACGAAGTGGCGGCATGAAGAGCTTCATGTCAAAGCGTTTTATTAATAAATTGAGTTTGCTGTTGACTTTTAGCAATAAACCAAGTAAGATCCTCTTTGAGAGAGGGACAGGAGAAGAAGGTATGGATATATTAGAAGCAATCAAAAGACTTAACAACCAAGAGTTTGTTGAGCTTTGTAGGAGAGCGGCAAGCGAGGATAACCTCGGTAGGCGTTTAGTAGAAACGATCGGGATTGAGATCATGGCCAGCGATGGTGAGTTGATCCAAGACCAAATGCATAATGTAGGAGAATTTTAAATGCAGATAGTAAATGGAATAGGGTTATATCATATAGCCACAGGCATAATCGAAGAGGTAGCCCTTAACGGTAAAGAGATGCAACTAGCAATGGACAAGACGAATGTAAATGACTCTTGGGCCATGATGTGTGATAGTGTTGAACATAGAACTGAAGGCGCTGTTGCAATAATGGATGGTAATTGGGAACTTGAGTATCTCGTCCTTGGTGGCGAGAAGAAAGTTCTCCACTAGCTGTTGACTTCAGATCATTATCATAGTATAATGGTCGTATAAGTTAAACAATAATGTTCACTTTAAATTAGGAGCCCAATATGGCACATATGGTAGAAACAATGGCTTACGCAGGACAACTTCCCTGGCACGGCCTTGGTACGAGAGTATCAGAAAATATTTCAGTCGACGACATGCTCAAAGAGTCTGGATTAGATTGGGAAGTTCAAAAAGTTCCAGCTTACGCTGAGCTGAATGGACAAAAAATAGCGAGTGGGCATGACATGCTTATTCGTACTTCAGATAACACAGCTTTGGATATGGTATCAGGAAACTGGAACCCAGTACAGAATGCAGAAGCGTTTGACTTCTTCAGAGAGTTTGTAGAAGCTGGTGATATGGAAATGCACACTGCTGGATCTTTACAAGACGGCAAGCGTGTATGGTGTTTAGCTAAAATTAAAGACAGCTTCACTATCAATGGGAATGATAAAATAGATAGCTACATGCTACTTACTAATCCTCATATGTATGGTAGAGCGGTCGATATTAGATTCACTCCAATCAGAGTTGTTTGTAATAACACCCTAACTCTTTCTTTAGGACAGAAGTCTGACTATCAGGTTTCAATGTCTCATAAGAAAGCATTCGATGCTGAAGAAGCTAAGTCGCTTCTAGGTATTGCAAAAGAGAAACTGAATCAGTACGAAGAGATGGCAACATTCTTGTCAGCGAAGCGTTGGACTGATGAAACTCTTAAGCGTTATTTAAGTGTGGTTTTCCCCAATACTAATCCTAACGCTAAGATGAAGACCTTTGATATCAAAGACTTCGATCAGTATGCTTCAAAGAATGCCAAGAGAGCATTAGAAGTGATGCCTTCACAGCCTGGTGCTGAGATGGGCAGAGGTTCTTTCTGGCAAGCATACAATGCTGTTACATACTTGACAGATCATGAGCTAGGTCGTAGCGCAGACAGTCGTCTTGCTTCAGCTTGGTATGGTCTTAACAAAGTCAAGAAAGTGAAAGCACTTGAGACTGCAATCGAGTTCGCTGAAGCGGCTTAGTTGTAACCAAGCAGAAAAGGGTCCCTAGAGGGCCCTTTTCCCGTGTAAAGGTCCCTAGAGGGCCCTTATAAATAAAGGTACATTATGAAGCAGACATATGAGATAGCAACAATCCTTACATCGAAAGAGAGAAAACATCTCCTTGCGTTGAAGGAATCGTGCGTCACATTAGATGCTCATCAAGACTATAATCTATTCGACGTAGCCAAAACACTGATCCATCCAAAGCATCTAGGCATGTATACTAATAAGTATTCGCCGACAGCTAAGCAAGGACTCGACAGCCTACACGCTGCCGCCAAAGAACGAAACGTTGGAGCTCCCGTTGCTCAATACTTTTTAGATTATACTAAAGACGCCTTTACAAAATTCCACACTGACGATGATGCTAGAGTCGGGCTGACAATGGTCACTCTACTCAATGAAGACAATCTTGAGGGTGGAGAAACAATACTACAACAAGTTTACGAATCTAAGGCTCGGCCAGAGCATAAATATGCAAAACGAGAAGGTGCGGACGGACCATACGGACAAAGAATTATCCCAGAGGTAGTTCCAATGGAAGTAGGCGAGACTATCATATATGATAGAAACCTAATGCATGGTGTTGGGTTAGTACGTGAAGGTATCAGAACGGTATTAGTTACCTGGTATCACACATAATTGTTGACAATAGGGACATATTGAAGTATAATATGATCTTAAAGTGGTCGAGTGTTTCTGGTACACTCCCACTAGTGGCAAGACATTCACGAGCGGGGGAGTGTCGGATAAATGGCGAGGGTAACAACGAGGGGCCAATTTATCATCTTATTAATAATGGAACTATTTGAATGCCTAAAAATCCAAAGACCGACTTCAGACTAGACGACGCATATCAAGATTACGTTGCTGTGCCTATCCATGACTCACCTTTGGTGATCAACTGGAAAGGTAAGATTGGTTATGGCGACATCATATCACCAATATGTTATGCTTTCAACCTAGCAGAGAAGAACAAGATAGATGTAGTTCTCAACTTCCATTGGAAGCAAGAAGGTCCAGTTAAGTTTAAGCCAGAGGACAATGAAACAATTCAAGACTGGGTAGAGTTTATTGCAAACTATACAGAGCCAGTTGAAATGTTTGATGTTAAGATCAACCACGTATACAATTCCGATCTAAGATACAATCATGACAACTATGATGCTGATGATATATCATTGCACAATATGAGGTTCTCTATATTTGGTTTGAATGACTTCAACAATTATCATGATACACATAAGTGGATCTCAATGGTAACCACTATCAAACATAAACAACAAATAAAAGATTACGATCCAAACAAGTCATGGAAGGATCCAATTGGCGAGTCACCTAATGGGTATGCTTGGCCAAAGATATCAACCATGCTTAACAAGAGAGGATGGAACACCAAGCACGTTCATTACGAACATGCATGCTCATCAGCAGTTAAGAAAATGCTATCAACCAGAGTTGTGTTTGGGTATCACGGAGCACATATGTGGCTTGCTAAATGGCTCGGAATGCCAATGATTATATTCAGCAAGGGCGGCAAGAGACGGAACAACATAACAGAGAAGGCCTTTCCGTGGGCAGTCACATTTGAATACTGGACAGACTTTAACATAGAATCTATTGAAGAATATGTAGCGCTGTCAATAAAAAGGAGAGATGAAACAATTGAAAGAAGAAAATATTACCTCACCGGTCCAAATCTTTATAGGTTACGAGGAAAGCGAACGTAAGGCGTATGATGTATGTGTCTCCTCAATTGAGCAGAGATCTAACATAAAAATCAACAAGCTACACACATCGCTTCTACCTAACTGGTATAGAGAGAAAGAGCCGCATCAGTCGACAGACTTTACATACACTAGATTCCTGTGTCCCGAACTTATGGACTTCAAAGGTATAAGCATATTTTGTGATTGTGACTTTCTGTGGTTAGCCAATCCAGCCTTTCTGATTGATTATATTAAACCTGATCAAGCGGTAGCTGTCTGTCAGCATCCAGCTTATATACCAAACACAGCCAATAAGATGGATGGTAAAATACAGCATCAGATGCCAAGAAAGAACTGGGCGTCTATGATGGTGTTCAACAATGCACATCCTTCTAATCAAATACTAACAAACAAATATGTGAACGAGCATATGCCTGGTAGAGATCTACATCAGTTTGAGTGGTTAAAGGATAGCGAGATTGGATCCATTCCTTTAGATTGGAACTGTCTTGATGACTACTATCTAATGGAGAACCCTAAGGCAATTCACTTTACAGATGGTGGCCCTTGGTTCAAAGACTACCAAGACACAATGTATAGCGACCTGTGGATCGACCAAGCTCTATCGAGATATGAAGACAATGAAAGCTAATGACATAACAGTTGTAATGACATGGTATGGTCAACAAGACCATCTGCTAAATCAAATGTTGTTCTATTCTAAGATGGCTGAGAAGTATCACTACAAGCCAAAGCTAATTATAATGAACGATGCTAATGGTCCTGAGAGGAAATACTTCCACGAATGCATTAATGCATATAAAGGTGTTATAGATGTTCAGGGCGTTGATGTTAAGACTGACATTGGGTTCAATTCACATACGTGTAGGAATCTAGGAGTCAAGCTAGCAAAGACAGATTGGGTATGGTTGATAGACGTAGATTGTTTTGAACAGGAAGACATCTATCATTATGCAAGATTTGAAAAGGAACTAAACGAAGATTGGTTTTATGTTCCAAAAGCAGACATGGACTACCCAGAAGATATGACAGACTATGAGCTTCTGGATCCAAAAGGAATAATCAAATACGTAACACATCCAAACAGTTGGATCATGACTAAAGAATGCTTTTGGTCAACTGGTGGATATGATATAGAGTTTTGTGGAGTGCGTCAAGGTGATGCAGAATTTTTTATCTCCATAGGACGAGAGGGTCATAAGAAGTGGGACTACGAGCTTCTACATGACGATAAAATGATACGAGTAGGCTTTCCAAAGCGTGATCCATTCTATATTAGACAGGACAGTTGGAAGCAAGACGATGCACGAGAGCTTATAGATTTCGTGAGAACAAGAAACCAGAATCCTTATAGAAAATATAGAAAAAGGATTCACGATCTAACATGGGAGTATGTGTGAGCGAAACAATAGAACTAAAGATGTTGAACTCAGCTACCTTTGCAAAGATGATTACAGACGATGTTGCAAACTCGGGTAATCGGATTACATATCTTGATGCTGTAGAAGATTTTTTAGCTAGGAATGATGAAGTAGAACCAGAGACGATAGCTTCATTAATTCAAAGAAACCAAAAATTGAAAGCATTAATATATGACGACGCAGAGATGTTGAACTTAGTAGAAAAGACATCAGCTAAATTACCGATTGACTAATTGAAAGGATTAGTGTATAATGAATCCTATGACAAGTTACGTAGGAAGGATAAAGAGAGTGGAACCATTTGAGGTTTATCAGAAATACTTAGCGATGAAGAGACACTTCTCGTCGGGTACCTATGACTACCACAAGTATAATGGTAAGGTGAAAGCCAACAAACACTCGTTCGATATCCGAAAGGACAAATACTTTTTCTACAAACTATCTAAACAAAAACACGTAGAGGAATTTCTACTCGCCAACTTTGTCGATGGCGATGATGATTTTTGGGTAGGTCAGATGAGTGATGATAAGGTGAACGACGTGTACGAGAACTATCGTAAGCGTCAGCAATCATTATCATATACATTCAAGAACGACCTGTCTAAAATGAAGGATGACTTTGACTCGAACATAATTGTTCCTGACAATGAGCACCCTTACCTGCTTAGATTATACATGCGCAAAGATATTTGCATTGAGACGTTGACTATTCTCGATATGTTGTGTATAATGTATAAGTATTGGGACAAGAAGTTGGACGATGATGTTATCTGGTCACAGGTAAAATTAAAGTCTAATAAGTACCGTCCCTTCATGTCAATTGACATAAATAAGTATAGAGCAATCGTAACTGAGCGCTTTACATAAAACGCATATAACGTATAAATCGCATATAGGAGAAATATAATGACTGATACATTTGCAGCGCTTAAGCGCAACCGCACCGAGGGCTTTGCCAATCTCACTACCGAGATCAACAAGCTCAATTCAAACCAAAAGCAACAAAACGGACCCGACGATCGTTTCTGGAAGCCAGAAGTAGATAAAGCAGGTAATGGCTATGCCGTTATTCGTTTTCTACCTGAGCCAGAGAATGAAGACGTTCCGTTTGTACGTATTTGGGACCATGGCTTTCAAGGCCCTGGTGGTTGGTACATCGAGAACTCGTTGACCACTCTAGGACAGAAATGCCCTATGTCCGAATACAACTCAATGTTGTGGAACAGTGGTATCGAATCCAACAAAGATAAAGTAAGAAAGCAGAAGCGTAGACTTAGCTTTACTTCAAACATCTATGTTGTAAAAGATCCTTCTCATCCTGAAAACGAAGGTAAAGTATTCTTGTACAAGTACGGGAAGAAAATCTTTGACAAGTTGAATGATATGATGAACCCTCAGTTCGAGGACGAGTCACCAATCAATCCATTTGATCTTTGGGAAGGTGCAGACTTCAAACTTAAAATTAGAAATGTAGAAGGCTACAGGAACTATGATAAGTCTGAGTTTGAAACACCAGCACCATTATTAGATGATGATGCAGCTTTAGAGGGTATCTGGAAATCAGAGAACTCATTGGCTGAATTTGTGAACCCTAGCAACTTTAAAACGTATGAAGAGCTTCAAACTAAACTTAACCGAGTGTTAGGATTAGATGGTGCAGCTCCAGGTACGACTGCAGCTATGGCAGAGGCGCCTGCTCCGACTCCAGCAATGGAATCACCAGCAGCTCCAACACCACAAGCTACAATGGCTCCACAGGCAGAAGCATCTGTCGAAGATGATGATGAATCATTGGAGTTTTTTAAGAAGCTAGCCCAAGACTAGTTACTTAGTATTAAGGAGGTGGCTAAGCCACTAAGTAACGATACCAGGTAAGACACGTCTGTGCCTATGACCTAGTGAACTTCCACCATTGGAACTAATAATTCCAGTGGTGGAATTGTTTATAGCAGTTGTATTATTTACTTGTTGAGTATTCAGTTCTGTTTTAATATCACCCCTGCCGCCGGACATGAGATCTTTTTCTGATTCTTGTTCGTTCTGTGTAGCAGTGTTTACTCCAGCAGAAGGAGTAGTTGGTGCATTAGCTAACATCTCTTGAGCAGCAGTAGTAGTGTCACCAGTATCCATTGGTTGCATTAGCTCAGCCATAGCTTTGGCTATTACGTCTGGATCGTTCATGTCAGGTTTCTTACTAGACACTAACGTAGCATCTTTCTTTGTTTCTTCTTCTTTCTTTTGATCATATCTTTCAAGCAGCTGTTGTCCAACTACTTCAGACATAGTACCATCAGCAACCTTTGCCTCAATGGCTTCTTTAACAGTAGCACGAGGCTGCTCAAAGTCTATTTGTTTTTCTAGCTTATCAGCTGTGGATCCATCTGACTCACCTCTCTGGTCCACCCTAGCTTGAGCTCTATCACCGAATTCCATTTTCAGTTCACGCATGGATTCTGCTGCACCACCAAGGCCCGGAACCATATCAACTAGATCAGCCAAGAAGTCAATGATACCATTGATTAAATTAGCTATACCAATAAGAACTTTATCACCAGCATTAGCTAGCATGTTCTTAGCTTTCGCTGTATCACCTTGGAAGAAGGCTAGTACTGCTCCCACAACATCAGTAATTGAACTTATAATTGTGCCTAGCGTACTTGCAATAACGCCAATTACGACACCAATTGCTTCGAACACGGGGGTTAGGAATACGAGCATCTCTGTAAAGACATCCATAAGTTTGCTGAATAGTGCAATGATCGGTGGAAGGAGATCTTCCATTATAGCATTAATGGCTGGCATCAATGCTTCCATTAACGTAGCAAACAATCGCATAATAGTTTCGAACAGTTGCATGATTGGAGGTAGAAGCTGCTCGACGAGGTTCAATATAATAGGCATCAATGTCTCTACTATCTTACCAAACGCTTGCGCTAATGTTTGTACAATCTCTATAACAGCTGGCATTACCACATCCACGACTTTCATTATACCTTCAAACAATGGAGGTAGTACGTCGTTCATGAACGTATCAAACAAGTCTTTAACTTGCTGCATTAAAGGTCCGCCACCTGATATCAATGCCATGGCTAATACGGACAGCCCAACTAAGAATAAACTAATACCTTTGAATAGACTTTTTATAGTCTTCATGATACCACCAAACATCTTACCAACTACGCCTTTCTGTTTCTCAGGCTTGTCGTTAGGGTCCGTTCCAGAGTCGCCTTTGTTATCATCCACATCATCAGCGTCACTGCGGATTTTTTGCTCCACCATTAAATCTTTTATCACCTCGGCGTGCGCTGCTGTTTGTGCTGTGTGTAGCTCAATGCTTTCAACTAGCTCTCTGATGCCGCCGTTATCATCTTCAGCATCTTCATCGTCTGCTAGCTTATCTGCGTCTTTAGATTCACCAATCTCTTCTTGCATGCGTAATTGTTCTTTAATCTCAATTACTTCATCTTTAAGTCCACGCATTGCTAATGCATCGAAGTGCATGCTGTGTAGATACGTCTCTATACTCATTAACAATCTTACTGCATCGGGTTGTTCTTGAATATCAACTTTAGATGCATCACCAGGTCCTTCACTGCCCTCGCCTTCTGGTGCTATAAGTTGGATCGGTTCTACGACGACATCAACCTTACTCATCGTATTGATGCTAAGCTCAATGCCTTCAATACGCTTAACAATAGTGTCAGCTATATCGTTAGTGACTCTCTCGACATCAATTGTCTCGCCTGTCGCTGTGAGTAGAACCGGAAGTGCCATCTATCTATTTCCTAATTACTGTTAATTTTATCTTTTGCTGTACCAGCATATAGACCAAACCAAGCTGCACCTGCACCGACTACGATACTGATTAACCCTGATTGTTCCATAGTAGGATCTGGTAGTTCCATAAACCACATCGTACAGTAGTACAATAGGAATATGTATACGCTAAGGAATGCACGTGGAAAGATTCTCCACGAATCAACCATGTTAGATAAGAAGATCCAACGTTGCCAAGGATTGTCTGGCTCCTTGTTGGCTTTCATCTCTACAATCTCAGCTTTAAGACTTGAGTTCTCTGTTACAAGTTCCATGAATTTTGCAAGATCAATTTCGACCTCGTTGCGGCTCATGTCACCACTAAATTTTTCATCTGCCATTTCTATCTCCGTTTATTAGATGCTGCCCGCTCTTCATTTTTAATCTTTTCTTTCTCAAGATGATCAATTAACATAGCAACATATATATCACGCTCAAAGGGCATCAGATTTTCTATCTCTGTTATAGAGTATTTATGATGCTGAGCCAGCGAGAAAACTAAAGAATAGTAGTTTGCAAGACTATTATGACTCAGCAGCACTAAAAAAAATCAGATATTCCCTCTAACTTAATTGATCTTTCATTACCTTCTTTGTTTATATAGTTAAGTTCGTGGATCAATTTAGGTCCAGTCTCAAAGAAGTCTCTCAATTTTCCAAACATTGTTATGTCCATACTTTTAATAAAAGTGTTGAACTCTTCCTCTGTGAAGTCATCATATACTTCATCAGCATCGTAGACCTTGTCAGTACATGAATACAATAACTTGTATACGTTTTCAGTACTATCAATCTCTCCTTCTTCAATGTTTAGCTTCTCCATCATATTAAGTGTTGGCTCATTGAGCTTGATTGATATATTACCATCAAGTTCAACTAGCTCTTGATGAGCATCGTTAAATGTCATCTCGAGGTCATCAAGATCGATTTCAAAATCGTATACTCTTTGATCCTCTTTATCTCTATACTTCAGTTCAACTATATTCTGAACTGATCTTGCTCTTATTTGTACAAACAAGAACTCAATATCTGGCATAGATAAAGTACCTATGTCAAACTTAGCAGGCTTTTGAATTACTGCTTCAAGTATTTGTCTAAGGCCGGTAAGCATGGATTCGGATCCACCCTCTTTTGCCATCATTAGAATCTTCTCTTCTTTAACAAGAAAAGGTCTAAAGGTTATTTTTTGTTTTGATACAGGAAGCGTTATATTAAATAACGGTGTATCTAACTTCGGTAGTGCCATAATTTTTCTCCATAATATTAACCACCGGTTCGTCTGCCTCCAAACGAACCTAGAAATGTTTGTGCGTTACTAACAACATTTATCACGTCACCCACTGATGTAGGTTTTTTCATAGATGCTCTCAATGCTTTTCCAGCAGTACCAATTCTGATTAACTGCTCAAAGCCGGACAGTGCTCTAGTACCTGCTGCTTCAGTAGGACTGTCATTTACGTCTGAGGTCCAATACCTGATAGAGAAGTTGACTTGAAGTCTAGCAATCTCATCTGTATTGTTCCATCCCAATTGAACATCGCCTAAAACAGTAGGCCATGCTTCATACGCTTTGTATGTAATAGTTGGATTCCCAGCTACATCATACATAGTGATCTTTAATTCTGTTAGGTAATTGTCTCTATAATAGACCTCACCAAATGCTGCACCATTCTTTTCTGTCTGCTCACCACCGGATGCATCGATGTTGATAATGTTGTTCATCCATTCTTGGAAGAACCCTAAATTGTTTCCGTTCGAGTCAAGCATTATCTGGGCTGTAATATCAGGAGTAATGTATTGTGTAGGACGTCTATCAAATGGTCCAAAACCTTGACTTTTAATTTCAGCAGGGATAGCAGAACCACCACCTATGTTTACACTATCACAAAAGAAAATTATTCTTTCTGCTGCACCAGATCCTTGTGACCACTTTGGTGGAGATATCTCTAATGTGTATTTGCTTGATTGTGCTAGACTGTTTACTTCTTGAAGCTGCCCCATGAATGTGTTCAAGTTGAACTGCGATTGTTCGCCCATGCGTGGCTTTTCTAATAGCTTACCTTTAAATAAGCCAAAAGCATCTCTTGCAATATTTTTTAAATTAGCCATTAGCTTCTATACTTTTTCCTGTCTATTAAACTGTCTCTCCATACTCTATTTATGCCAGCTTTCCTAAACCGTTGAAGAGGCATCATCATTACTGTGTCCCAAGCGATTGGAGGCACATACATGAAGTTTCCTATAACATTCTTTTTATTATATCTTTTCCATGTAGGTTTGAATGACATCATCGACCTTCTCTTTTCCATAAAGTCATAATTTACTCTTGGGCCAATCCTAGTTCTTAGTGTTATTCCTATGTCAGTACCTTCTGTCTGAGGGGCAACAACAAACGGATACAGTGCATCCATTAACTCTGCTCTATAGATAGGTGGCAAATAATGTAGGTTCATTCCAGAAAAGTATTTGTCTTGTACATCCATACAAAAGAATACAGGAAACATATCATAGTATGGCAGTGTTTGTTTGTGTATAGGATTGTATCTCATCATATACATTCTACCAGGAAGCAGTCTCTTTGTTCTCATGCCATCGTTTAATATAGTATTAGGAGAGGTTCTTCTCATCTCTTCTGCCTGCTCTCTTAGCCACGTAACCGGATCTCCAGCCTGTTTAGTATGGAGGTCTCGTAGTGATTCAAACTCCATGCCAAACTCTTCGTTAGTCATGTTCACAGCTTTTTGAAATAAATATGTTGGCATTATCCTCTGATTCCTAATTCTTTCTCAGTGATGAGCTGAAAAGTCATTCCTTTATTAGCACAAAATTGTCGTGCAACTTCGAACTTTCTTTGATTTACAGCATGGCGAGCTAGCGCTCCCATGTATCTTCTTGTCTTTCTTTTCGGCACTTTTGGCGGATCAATATGCTTTTGAGGCTTAACTTCTATAACAACTTGCTCCACTGTACCGTCTTTATTCTCTTTCTTTACCCAGAAGTCTGGATAGTATCTATGCATTTTACCATCAACAGGGCTGCGATATGGTATGCTAAACTCTTCAGATGCCCATAAAAGTACGTCATTGTGTTCATCTAAATACTTCATGAGCTTGAGCTCCCACAAACTTCTATAAATAATACGTGATGGGTCACCCTTATACTTAATTGGGTTTTTGGGTTGGAATCTTCCACTATAGGCCATATACGTATTTAGGAAAAAATAAAATGAGTTGGACAGAAATAGGAAAAAAGAAATTAGGTGCTAGAACACCCGATCAGATAATTAGCAATAAGACGGGTGAGTCTAAAGTTGACATTGAGCACTTTCCAGCAAGGCTGGCCGGTCATCAGTTTATAATGAACTTTGTCAAGTATGAGTTTGATCCAGATGCAGCTGCATCTAACGATACTACTCTATCCGTAGCCTTCCCTATTCCAAAATCTGGAGTAGTAGACAAGACTGAGTTAAAATATAATGCATCTGAAATGGGCACTATGGGAGCAGGTATTGCTAGCATCGGTGGTAAACTCAAGGAGACGTTTGATTCACTAGGAACATCCGCAGCAGAAAGTAAGCCAGTTATAGACTATCAAGCAGTGACGAGAGATGCTGTCGCAGCTGGTGCAGCAATTGCAAGAAACATGGCACCAGAACCATTGAAGCAAGGGGCTTCATTAGCATTAGGTAACGTATCCAATCCTCACGTAGCTTTATTGTTTGAAGGAGTAGGTCTTAAAACATTTACATTTGGTTGGCAGTTCTCCCCTGACAGCGAAGAAGAGTCAAGAAGGCTCACACGAATCCTAAATCGTATTAAAGAAGTTACGCATCCCAAATTTACAGCCTCTGGTAAGAACGGCAATAACTTTTTCTTAGACTTTCCTAACCAAGTAGATTTGTATTACTTAGGCAGTCAAGATCATTTACATTACTTCAAGCGTTGTAGTGTAACCTCAGTTGAGGTAAACTATCAGTCAGAACAAACATCTTTCTTTGCTGGCGGTGCACCTACTATTATTGAATTAACAATGGGATTCCAAGAAACAGAGATCTGGACATCAGAAGATTACGCTCAGTCTGGGGCGGGAGAATAACATGGCACGTGGACAATATTTTGAATCGTTTCCAGAAATAGTATATGGAACGAAGATAGCAAAGAACTTAATAGCTAGACCCAATGTTCTTACAACAGTATTCAATCAGCCAACGGCGTTCTATGATTACATAATCAAGGATGATCTCAGGCCTGATCAAGTAGCTGGATTGTATTATGATGACCCACAAATGGTATGGCTAATATTCCTAATGAATAACATTACGGATCCATATCATGAATGGCCATTGACAGATCCTCAGTTTGAATTGCATATGGAAGCAAAGTATGGTTCTGTTGCAACAGCAAAATCTACTATCATGCATTATGAACACAACATTACTGGTACTAAGATATCACCAGATACGTATACACTCAATTCTACATTCAGTAAAATAGTAGCAGGACAGTATACAGCAAAGGCTGCTTATGATATTCACAGTGCAAAAAACGATGTTAGAAGAAAGATTAAATTATTAGATAAGCGATTCGCCAGCCAAGCAAAAGCTGAACTGAAGCGCGTGATGGGATAATGAGCAAAAAATATAAACTTAATAGCATAGAACTTGAACGTATCGATCTAAAATTCGATGGCGGTACTCATAGCTTGCTTGACAGTTATGTAGACATACGAATAGATGAAGATCTGGACAGTGATTCTTTACAAATGAATATATCATTTTTAGATGCTGCAGACATATCAAACAAGATTGACTTTGACGGCAATGAGATAATTGATATTAAGTTTTCATCTCCAGGCCAAAGAGAAGTTGAACTTCTGTTTCAAGTGTATAAAGATATGATTACGCCAGACCCGAAAAGCGGATCCGCTAAAATCGTAACCCTATTTGGTGTTACACCAGAGCATTACACACAAGCCAACGTAGATGTGAACCAATCGTTTAGAGGATCAATCAGTAAGTTTGCAGAAATAGTATACAATAAGCTAAAAAGTAAACGTGGATTTATATCAGATCCAACAACCGGATCCGTTCTTACTATTGTACCTGGAATGACTCCTTTTGAGTCTATGGGATTTCTATCGTCAAGGGCATATGATTCAAAGTTTAAATCTTCAGCGTTTAAGTTCTACGAAGATTTGGATGGGTATAATTTTAGAAATATAGAATCATTGATTACAGACGGCAAAGCAAATCCATTTGTATACAAACAATCACCAGCAGCTACTCTACAACACGAGTCAGCAGCACAGCAATTTGACATTCAACACTTAGAAATAGATACTGGTAAAGACGTAATGTCTAAAATTAAGTCAGGGATGTATGCATCTGAAGCTAAAGAGATAGACTTAATTAATCAAACTATAATAGAAACCTCATTCTTAATGAAGAATCAGTTCGATGAGTTCGAACATTTAGATGATGATGCTATGTCAATAGATTCTAAAAAAGTATTACATGATCACTTTAGAACAATCAATACATCATATTGGCTGGTACGTAATATAGACAACCTACAAGAAGAACCAAACTTCACAGAAATTATTCCACGTAGGATGTTTTATCTGTCATCACTAGAACAGGTAAGATGCAAGTTGGGCATACCAGGAAATACGGACATGGGTGTAGGTAAAGTAGTGCATCTTGACATATTAGAGATGACTGCAAAGACTGGTACTAGAGATCCAGAGGGTAAGATATCAGGCAATTATTTAACAACAAAGGTGTCTCATTTGATTGAGAGACAAAGAGGATATACTATGGCAGTGGAGATGTGTAAAGACAGTTACAGATCTAATGTAAGGAACCCACATAAAAATATAGTATCCCAAAGAAAGAGTGCAAAGAGATTATGAGAAGCGGACAAGAAACATTTACAGGACTAAAACACTTCATTGGTGTAGTTGAAAATCGTACTGATCCAAAACAATTAGGACGCGTACAAGTAAGAGTGTATGGTATACACACTGGCGACAAGTCAGCTATCCCAACAGAAGACTTACCTTGGGCAACCGTTGTTGCACCAATAACTAGTGCATCGTTAAGCGGAATAGGAACAACACCCACTGGTGTGTTAGAAGGGTCGTGGGTATTTGGACTGTTTATTGACGGCGAAGAATATCAGACACCAATTGTTTTAGGAACACTTACAGGTATGCCAAGTGAAGATCCGGATCCTAGAAAAGGGTTCAATGATCCACAAGGACAATATCCATTAGATGATCCAGAGATATCGACGCTTGCTGAGAGCTCTATAACTAGATTAGCTAGAGACGAAGAAGCTGAAAAGCATGCTCATCTTATTAATAAACGAAGTGCCAAAACCACTCTTGGTATTGTAGAGAGCGCACTTGCTCCTAAAGTAACAAGTATACTTGCGGACAAAGCTGACTCATACTATGAGAGAACTACTTGGGTAGAACCTCATCCACGTTTTGGTGGCCAAGGCAAAGATTATCCAGAAGGTGTATCGCAATCCACATATCCGCTCAACCACGTAAAGCATTCTGAGTCGGGTCATGTATTGGAAGTGGACGATACTCCAGATGGCGAAAGATTACATATGTACCATTCGAAGGGATCATTTATTGAGGTACAGCCAGATGGAAGTAAGGTAACAAAGGTCGTAGGAAACGACTATGAGATTACCATTGGGGACAAGGATGTCTATGTAAAGGGCAATGTTAATATTACAGTTGATGGTGACGTACGTCAGGTCATACATGGGAATAAAATCGAAGAGATTGATGGCGACTACATGATGACTGTAAGAGGTGATTATGTTAAGAAGGTAGCTGGCAACGAAGCTAAAGAGATTATGTCAGACAAAGCTACCAACGTCAATGGCAATCTAAACCAAAGAGTTTCTAAGAACGTGAACTTAACTACTGTCGGAAGTTTTGTTGATAGCATTAAAGGATTATTTACAAAGACTGTTTCTGGTGAAGAGAAGAGAACAAACTTAGCAACCATGACACAGATACTACCAGACAACTATACACTTGCTGGTGCTGGTAAACTAACAATTAAGTCTGGCGGCGATTTGACTATATCATCTGACACTGCAATTAAAATGCACAGTGGTGCCAACACTACAATGACTGCTAATGGATCACAAATAATGAATTCAACTAAGCTGCATATTGAAAACGATTCTGACTTAACTGGTACTTTAGATGCTAGTACGCAAGTTAAAGCGAATGGTATTCTTTTAGATGGCCACACCCATGTTGGTTCACCGACTGCAGCAACTGGTGCAGTATCTAATACAGGAGTGTCTCAATAATGAGTAATCCATGTTTACCAAAAGCATCTGTTGAACTAACAGGTCAAATTGATGAAGCCAAAGCAGCTGCAGATGGCTTGATAGGAGACGCAACAGCTTCAGTCACAGATCTAATCACTGCTCAGACTGATGGCATCAAAGGAAAGTTAGATGCATTAGTTCCAGAAATAGAACTACCGCAAGCTAATTTACAAGATCAAATGACTTCAATGTTAGAGTCTGCAGATGATCCCGGTGCTATGATTACTAAGTTTGCTGAGTTAAAAAGCAATTTTGGATCCGCAATTAATTTAGATTCAGTGATGGCTGGTGTTGGCTTAGATGCTGATAAATTAAACTCGCTGGATGCAAAGCTAAGCGAAGCAATTGCAGTAGGGGCTGGTATTAGAGATGGTATAAGTGATAAGATAAATTCTGTATTACCAACGGGTGGTGCTGCTGGTGAAACCTTAAAGGCTATAGCAGGTGGTGCTGAGTCTGCAATATCTGGCTTATTAGGATCCAGTGACATAGGAGATGCCGCTGGTGCGTTGGATGACGTGTGTAAGAAAATACCTAACCTAGATTTAGACAAAGCTGGTAACATAATTAAGAAAGGTCTTCCTGTTGATCTTCCATCAGTTGATGCTGTTATATTAGAAGCAGGAGCTAGTATTAAAGTCGCCGATCAGATCAAACCACTGACTAAGAAGTTAGATGCAGCTAAAGAAAACACTACCATTACTATTACAGCGGCAAGTCCAGACAGGGCTAAGATAGTTGAAAAATGGAACGAGCGAATAAAACTTAACCATGAAAACATTGCAAAGAAAACAGCTGAGAAAAAAGCTATCATTTCTAAGTTAAAAAGATCAGCAATTGCCCCAGCACAAGAATTGCTTGATGAGTTTAGGAGCTTCAAATATTGGCAACAGATTGATATGTTTGATGCTGATGCTCAGAAAGAACAAGCACTTGAAGCAGCGGGTCTTGCCTTTAATGCTGCTAAGGCAGACTTTGAAACTATACCAAGATCAGTATTGAACGATAAATGTCCTGTATCATCTATTAGATCCCAGCTAGAAGCTGGCTTAGAAAGCAAAGTTAAGATCAATGAGGAGACATAAATACTAACATGACTACTTACTCTGACTTCAACACTTCGCTTGCAACACATCCAATCAAAAAAGACTTATCTTTAAAGACTGATGTGAATGCCGTCATACAATCAATTAAAAATTTATTATTGACAAACAAAGGCGAAAGGTTAATGCAACCTAACGTAGGTACAAATATCAGACAGTTATTGTTTGAGAACTTTACACCACAAACAACAACACTACTTAAACAATTCATAGCAGAGACTATTGACAATCACGAACCCAGAGCTAGCCTATTAGACGTTACGGTATCACCGGACGATGATAATAACTCGCTTCTAGTATCATTGATTGTTGAGGTAATAAATAATCAGGATCCAGTAACACTAAATCTTGTATTAGAGAGAATACGATAATGGCAAACACAGCACTCAACGTCGCAAACGTCGACTTTTCATCAATTAAGAGCAATCTAAAACAGTACCTTGGAGCACAGAGTCAATTTAAAGACTATGACTTTGATGGATCTAACCTTAGCGTTCTATTAGATACACTATCATACAATACGTATATGAATAACTTCTACCTTAATATGGTAGCAGGAGAATCATTCTTGGATAGTGCTTTGTTAAAAGATAGTGTAATCTCACATGCTAAGACTTTAAACTACTTGCCTGGTTCATATACTTCATCAAAAGGTATAGTTGACATTCAAGTATATCCTGCAGACAGTCCAGCAAACATTAGCATTCCAAAGTATACAACATTCACATCTAAAGTAGAGTCTAATACATACACGTTTACTACTAATGAAGGTATATCTATTTCAGCTGATTCAAATGGTAACTATAAAGCAATTGGACTTGACATATTTGAAGGTGAAGTAGTTACGGAATTGTTCCAAGTAGACACCTCTAACACATCACAAAGATATGTAATCACCAACAAAGAGATAGACACATCTAGCTTAATAGTAACTGTTACATCATCAGCTACAGATCTCAGCAATAGCGCATGGACGAAAGCATCAACTACTATCGGTGTCGATGGAACATCTAACACATACTTCCTCGTACCAGCAGAAAACGAAACATATGAAATTCAATTTGGTGACAATATTTTAGGTAGATCAGTATCACATGGAAATGTTGTAGAAGCAAGATATAGAAAGTCAGCAGCAAACAATGCTGACTCTGCTGCAGTGTTTACTCTGTCAGGAGACATTCAAGGATACACTAACGTAGCTATTACTACTGTAAGTAAATCAGTAGGTGGTGGGTATGCAGAATCAATTGAAAGCATTAAATTTAATGCACCTAAGTCAGTGACTGTCCAAGATAGATTAGTCACTGTGTCTGATTATAAAACTTTATTAGTTCAAGAGTTCAATGATATTGAAGCTCTTAATGTGTATGGTGGTGAGGAATTGGATCCACCTTTATTTGGTAAAGTGATTGTGGCAGTAGATTTAAAAAACTCAGACGGAGTTTCAGTTCAACGTAAGAACGAAATTGAGAAGTTTATTAAGCTGCGTGCACCTTTATCCATATCTCCAAAAGTAGTACAACCAGAGTTTTTATTTGTTGATGTTATAACCGAAACAGTGTATAATCCTAATGTTACTGTTAAAGGTGATAATGAGATCAGCACTGTAGTAACTACAGCTATTAAAACATTCATGGATGCTAATATTAATAAGTTTGATGCAACACTAAGACTCTCAAAACTTACTAACACAATGGACTTAGCTGACTCATCTATCCTTAATAACAACGCGGCTCTTCGTTTACAGAAGACCATGATACCTAGTATCGGTGCAGCAACTAGCTTTACATTGCTATTTGATAATCCAATATACAGAGAGATACCAGTTAACAACGTGTTCGTAGATGGCACAGCACCATGTACATCATCTTCATTTACATTCTTAAACAAAGTAGGATGCTTCTTGAGAGACAATGGGTTAGGTGTAATGCAAGTCATTCAAGACAGTTCTGGACAAGTAGAGATAGTTGAATCTAATATTGGATCAGTCAACTATGACACCGGTGTAGTACAGATAACAAATTTAAATGTATCAGCTTATTCTGGTGCAGGGATTACATTAAGTGTGTTCCCATCTAAACAAACATTAAAGAGCTCAAAAAATATTATAATGAAATATAATGAGAAGCCTTCTATCACGGTAACACAAGAGAGAGTATAATGCATACTGTTGAAGACAAGATATCAATTTTCGTCAAGGACCAGCTTCCTGAGTTCTATCATGATGAAGGTCCGGTGTTTATGGCTTTCATACAAGCATACTATGAGTGGCTTGAAACACAGCCTACATCTAAGGTTGCTAGAAACCTATTAGAATATCACGACATTGATAACACTACAGAACAATTTTTAGAATTCTTTAAGAAGACATTCCTAGATGGCTTTCCTGGATCTTTCAAAGCAGACACACAACTTACCTTAAAAAATATACTTGACTTTTATAAATCAAAAGGATCACCTCGATCTATAGAATTACTTTTTAGAATTCTATTCGATGATAATGCATCGATAGCATATCCATCTGATGATGTATTACGTTTATCTAATGCAGAGTATATTCGACCTCAGTACATCGAGGTTAGAGCAGATAGCTTGACCAACTTAATTAGTTTAGAACAAAAAGAAATAGTTGGTGCAACATCTGGCGCAAAGGCCTTTGTTGAATCTATTGCTACAAGACTTATCAATAATATTAAAGTCCATGTAATGTATCTATCGAATGTTAGAGGACTGTTTGTACGAACAGAAGTAGTCGCTCCATCAGATACAGGTCTGCAAGATGACATGCCAGTGGTTGTTGGATCTCTTTCTTCTGTTGACATTACATTAGGTGGAAAAGGTTTTTCTATTGGTGACACGTTTGACATTCAAGCCAGCTCTGGTAAGCAAGGTAAAATAAGAGTAAATTCTATTGCTGATGCTACTGGATTGATTGACTTTAATTTAGCTAATGGTGGTTTTGGTTTTTCTACTAACTCATCATTTACAGAGACAATAGTAAACGATCAAAACTTATTGGTCAGTAATGTTATTAACACAGCACAGACATATAGTAACACTACACATCCAACAGCGTTCGACTGGCACGAGAAGAAAATAGATAAGGCAGCCTTCTTTAGATTTGAAACAGTAGATCAGACAGTAGAGCAAGTTAGCTTCTTGTCTGGCGCTAACCTTAATGCTAATGTAGAACACTATATTGCTAACACATCCAAAACATCTAACCCATGGGTTAATGGTAAAGACTCTGGTGGTAATGTAATTGCCAATGGATATATTATTGCAACCACAATCAATGGTGCTAATGGCACATATGATATTGCACCGGTCCTTGGTACGTTTGGTGATCAACGAAAACTAACTATTGCAAAAGCTGTAGCTACACATAACTTCCAAGAAAAAGAAGAAGTGTTTGAAGAGAGCTCGGTTGAACTATCATTCACTACACCAAAGGCTGGAACTTTCTCGGTATCTGATCTTGTTAGAGGACATGAGAGTCTTGCTAATGGAATTGTCACTGCAGTTAACTCAACAGTGATAACAGTTAATGGATCCTTTGGTACATGGTCAGCAAATGACAACGTACAGAAAGTAGCAGACACAGCTGTCACAGCAAACGTAACAACAATTAACGTCACTACATCCGGAGCCAATGCAGTTATAACAGACATTGCTAACTCAACTACGATGACAATTGCAGACATAACTGGTATATTTAATCAGAACAAAAAAATTCATGGTGTGCAGTCTCATGCAATAGCCACACTTCAGGCCGATGGAGTTGCTTCTGGTGTCTCCGATATCTTCTTTGAAGGTGCTGCAGGTACCCAGGGCGTTGTAGATACTGTTGCAAACAACTCAGTAACAGCAAGAGTGCTTGGATCCAATACCTCTCAAGTAGGTTTTGCAAATACAAAATATTCAAACGGATTGGCCACAGCGTTCTCAGCTAACTTAGCTGCACCTATTATTGGTAGAGATTCTAATACACACGCCAACGTAACAGTCGTTAGTACTGGAGCAGGTGCTGCTTTTGACATATCGACTTTAGAAAATACAGAAGACGTAACAATATACACAGACTTTGTTGGTGATAAGAACACTGCTAATGTATTGTTCCTTGATTGTGTTATTGACGGCGGCAACAGTGGTATTGGATTCTTAGATACAGTGACAGTCAATACAGCTGGTACAGGGTATTCAAATGGCCAGATCATTACATTTGATCTTGGTGGTCGTGGCGGCGGTCGACCAACAACGTCAGCAACAGCTAACGTAACAACAAATGGATCTGGAGCAGTATTATCGGCACAGGTAATTACTGCTGGAGCAGGCTTCATGTCTAACTCCGTAGCCAACCTTAGTAATATGTCAGGCGGATCCAGTTTAGCAGTAACAGGTAACTTTGATTATGGATACGGTTTCCCTAAAGATCCAAACGGCGATTATACAACTATCATCGATAACGTGCTCACTAGGTTCACAGGAACCATAGGAACCATAGCTGGACTAGGAAACATCAACCCGGGTAATAACTACAGCTCAGACCCTTTCACAAGCGTTTACACGAAAGGTATTGCTAAGTATGATAGAAAGGACCTAGTTGTAAATATAATCAATAAGAACGGCGTATTCACTACAGGCGAGAATGTAAATCAAACCGTAGCACTTGCAGGCCAGCAGATAACATTGAGCAGTAATACTGGTCCATTTACTATTGGTGAATCACTTAGACAAGTACACAGCTCTGGTAATCCATCTATAGTAGCCACCGGTGAGATATACGCAGCATCAGCAACTACATTATCCATACAGAATCCTAGATTGAAATCAGAATTCTCTAATGGAACATTTACTGTCAACGCAACAAACACGTCACCGTTTGTATCTAACTCAACAGTGAATGCTGTATCGGGTGTGTTATCAGCACAGACAGGTGTTGCAAGTGTCGTATCTGTTGTGTCGCAAACACAGACAGCCAAAGGCCAAGTATATGCTCAGACAGATGACTCAGTAAGTTTACGACGATTATCATTTAGTGTAGGCTTTAATGATGCACCAGGTAGTTTTATATTTGGAGCTTCTTCAGGTGCAAATGGAACTATAACATCAGTGATCATCGATGACAATACAAGACCTATTGGTGACAATGCTAGTTTAATAACAAAGACCCAAGCAGCTAATGGAATTGTAACATCAGTTGATATGATCGATTCTGGGTTTGGTTATCAGCACAATGCTAGTCTAACATTAAAGTCATCTAACACAGAATCAAACATTGTGGTATCGGGAACAGCTAATGTTACGACCACTGGTATTGGAGAAGGATATTGGGCAGACCAAGAATCGTTCTTGAACACTAAATACATACATGACAATGATTACTATCAGTCTCACTCTTACGTAGTAGAGTCTGGTTTGTCGTTGGATAAATATAGAGAAGTATTATTAAAGGTAGCGCACGTAGCTGGAACGAAACTGTTTGGCCAAGTCAATAGAGAGACTATAGCTAATACACAAGTGGGACTTTCCAACTCATCTGTTACTGCTGGTACTACAAACGGTGGAGGAGTATTCACAGCAAGCTAATGAAAAAGATAACAAAACAATTTAATACACATAACGCAAAGCAATTCGTCGAATCTATTTCCGAACAAGCTAATTCATTGTATTATGTATTTGCTGGTAGACACGTTCCGTGGCCTAGCGACATCAACCCTCCAACACCAAGTGGATCAGAAGAAGATACCTATTATCAAATATACAGAGATATGGTATTTGGTAAAAAAGTAAATGCTGTCGACGTAAAGCATATGGTAGACAATAATGCGTGGACGTCTGGTACGGTATACAATCAATACACTAATACAGCAGCTGCTCTTACTAACTTCTTTGTAGTAGTTCCAGAGTCAGGTGGGTATAGCGTATTCAAATGTTTGTTTAATAATAAAGGAGCTGCATCTACATCTCAACCAACAAAAGCAGCAACTACTGCAGACGATGATGTGTATATAACTACTGCGGACAAATACCAGTGGGTGCTTATGTACTTCATGACTGATGCAGATCATAGTAAATTTGCTACTGCATCCAAGGTACCAATCATTGCTAATACAGCTGTAGAGGCAAATGCAGTGAGTGGAGCTATTGATGTTATTAATGTTAACACAGGTGGTTCCAGATATTTCTCTGTAGCGAATGGTGTTGTTAAAGTAGCCAACGTAGCATCTAATACATTAATACACGAGCTCGAATCTCTCGTAAGTGCCAATGTGACACCAACATCTATTACAGGTACTTTTGTTATAGAAAAGGCAGATCTATTTGGTAAGCATGCCAATGGTGATATCAATACAGCAAACAATGTTGCTAATGGTGTTATCGTTGAGGCTAATACAACCTTATTAAGGTTTACAGACATTGCAGGCAACTTCTTTGGACAACAAAGTAATGTGTTTGTAAAAGGACAAACGTCTTCAGCCACAGCATTGATTGATAGAATAGAATCAACAACCTCATCTCTATCATCAAATACAGACTTCTATAAAGGAAGCGTGTTCTATATTACAGCAGGTGCTGGTGCAGGACAACAAAGAACTATTAGTGAATATATTGTTACTGGTTCAGCCAGAAGAGTATTATTAGCTACCCAATTTACAACAGCAATCGACAGCACATCACGATTTGAAATCTCACCACGTATATCTGTCATAGGTGACGGTACTGGATTAGAAGCAAGAGCAATTGTAAACACAGCTACATTTGCAGTTGATACTGTAGACATAATCAACAGGGGATCCGGATATACATTTGGAACAGCCCAGGTATTTGGTAACACAGGTATTGTTGAAGGTAATGACTCTGATGGCAATCCTATTATAGGCCAAGCTAACAATGCTAATGTTTCTATTATTATAGGACCAAAGGGCGGCCATGGTTCAGATCCAATAACTGAATTAGATGGATCCACCATAGGCATATCAGTAGACTTTGCTAATAACGAAGGCGGCAACATTTCTATTAACAATGACTTTAGACAATTTGGTCTATTGAAAGATCCATTGTTTGCCAATGTCCAGCTATCAATAGCTAACACTACTTTGACTGATGGCTCTGCTGGATCCGGAACCTCGTTTGCAGTTAATGATGTAGTTACACAATCAGCAGGCGACAACGCAGTTGCGAACGGAGCTCATGGTGTAGTAAAATCAAGAGCAGCTGGTACGATTGCAGTAGCAAATGTATATGGTAATTTCATTACTAGTGGTAGCAATACATCACTAAGAATAGTGAACGCCGCTAACACATCTGCCAATGTCATTTCAGCACTAACTAACCCATCCAGGTCAACATCAGATACTAATTCGTTTGATCAGAGATTAGTGTTAACAGGATTTAGTAATCAAGCGTCTGTAGCATTTACTTCAGACGAAATAATTAAACAGGACTCAACTGATGCGACAGGTGTCATTGAGGTTATAAATAGTACAAGCGTTGCAATAACAAGGGTTCAAGGAAACTGGTTAGCATCTGATACAGCATCAGGAACATACTATAGTTTCAACGGACAAACAAGCTCTGGTAGAGGATACTTTACAGGAATTAGACAACCAGACTTAGTACAAGGGAGTGGCGAAGTTCTTTATATAGAGAACGGTCAGCCAATAACCAGAAGTGCAGCCCAAACAGAAAGAATAAAACTGCTGATTGAATTTTAGAGGAAACAATGCCAATAGACACAGATTTAAACATATCACCATACTTTGACGATTATGATGAAACAAAAGACTTTCACAAAGTATTGTTCCGTCCAGCGGTTCCTCTACAAGCTAGAGAAGTAACTCAGCTACAGACTATCTTACAGAAACAGATAGAGCGCTTTGGTGGATTCCAATTTAAAGAAGGAACCATCATTAAGGGTTGTTCATTTTCGTTTGATTCCAAAATCAAGTATGCTAAGATTCTCGACAAGACACAGTCAGCTACACCGGTTGATGTAAACGTAAACTTATTTTCAGTAAACGATTACATTAGATCAAGTGCTAACTTGACAGCTCAGCTTGTCAGTAGATCCTCAGGATTAGAAACACAGAACCCTAATCTAAACTCATTATACTTTAACTATATCAATACAGGCACAGGCGATGAGAAGGCTTTTGTAGCTGGCCAAGTATTGGAAATCTATCCTGCAGCAACAGCTCTAGCAGCTGATCACGACCAGACAGCTGGTGGTGATGTTGTAATAACATCTAAAGGTGCAAACTATTCAAACGCAGATACAGTTGTAATTTCATCTGCTTTACATGGAGTAGGAGCTGCTGGTAATGTAGTTACTTTCTCATCTAATGGATCTGTATCACATATATTAATTACTGCCAATGGTACAGGATACTCTATTCAAGACTATCCAGCAATATCCATTACTAGAGCCAACACTCAACTAGAGATAGCAACAGATAAGTTTGTTGGTAGAATTCAGTTATCTAAAACAGCCAATGTAACTATTGCGAATACATCTTTCCAGAAAGCAGGCAACAATGAATTTAACGTAGTTGGATCCTCATATCAAATGAAGGTATCTGATGGTATCGTATATCAGAAAGGTGCATTCCAAAGATTTGAAGAGCAAGACATTATAGTATCTTCATACACAAATAGACCACATGAATTATCTGTAGGCATAGTTACGACTGAAGCTGTAGTTAATAGTTCGATTGATACAACATTACTCGATAATGCATCAGGA